TTGGGATCGTTCTCACGATCGATCACAAGACTATCCAGCACCGCATCAAATTTATTATGTAATTCATTAATCAATTCATCACGTTCATTGGATTCAATAAACTTGCTGATGTTATCACCAGCCCAATAACGTGCGCCAGCGTCTTCGATACGCTGACGTATTTTTTTAGAAACACTCATTAATTATTCTCCGATGTTAAAGCAGTGGATTGCTAATGTTTTATTATATGTTATTTAGGTCGTAGAGTCAAGGATTACTTTATATAAAGCAGCACCATTGAAGAATTTATCACCTACAGTTAATGCTTTTCGTAGTGCGTATTCTTTCAAGAGTTCGCCTCGCATATTGACAGTAATAACTTCTATCATGCGTTCTTTATTTGCTAGATAAGATTCCCAAGTTAATGTACCTTCGCTTGGATACTTACTGCCACCTTCCCACATCTCTGTATAACTCAGTCGATCTGGTACCAATGGATAAGTTCCAACTAACGCACCTTCATACATACTGATGCCCAGCGTTTCCTGTAAGTTAGCACTGAACACGATCTTGCTTTCTGCGAGATGTCGATGATATTCATCTTTAGTCAGTGTGTGCTCTTGTGCTACAAACCATTCATACTGTGGCATAGCAGTTGCTAGATCCTTGAATATCTCAAGTTGCTTTTCTGGTGCTAGCCGATGTGGAAATATAATCTTGTCTTTCTTGGGAGTATTTTTCCAAGGATTTAATATATCCTTGAGATATTCCATCGGCCATCCTACGATATGTACTCGCGGAGTGCCGGGGTAGTCCTCTAATTCCCATTGTTCTACTTCATCATCAGTAAACATTGGTTCTACGTCAAATAGTTCTCTCAATAACATATTAGCATGGAATCGTGTAGCAAAGAAGTTATCATCGTAGCAATAGAACATGCTAGATTCAGCATTGCGTACCCAAGGCTCATCACCAATCAGTCGACCGAGGAAATCCTGTGGATCATATGAACCAGCATGCCACATGCCGCCGATGCGTATTTTCACCTTAAGCAGTTTTGCCATATATTTTAATTGTATGACAGTTGGGTTCCATGCATCTGTGTAAAGGAAGTAGTCGTTATCTTTTACTATACCGTTAGCAAACAGATTTGAGATGTGCTGTAATTGTTGGCTCTTATAACTGTTAGTACCTGCGAAGTTAAGAAACGCACCCGGTGTGGTTGCCTGTGGAACTTCTCCACCGCTTAATACAGTCACTTGTAATCCAGCAGCAGCCATCTGTTCTGGGAGGAACTTTTTCCACTGTGCTGTATAGCGTGTTTCAACTGCTTCGAGATCAACTATGTATACTGTCATCTTCTTTTTTCCTGATGGCAAATGATCCATCTTTTAAATCTTCAAATATTAGTGTATCGCCGATTGCCCAGCTCATCTTAGCAATTAGATCATCAGGAAAGGGGAGTGCGAGCTCCCCCGTCTCTGGATCTTCTTCGACTGTAACAGTCCAAGAATTTTTTACTGTGTTCGCTGTTGGGCTAACCATGCTCTGCGATCTTCTTTCCAGTTGTTAACGATTCGCTGGCCGCTGCGATAGCGTTGGTATTGACCATATGGTGATGTAGCGTTATAGAGATGTGCTTCGTTAAACACATGTCCAAACTCTCTACAGAAGTTTCTGTAGGCATCTAGGTCGTCAAAAACTTTCTGTATTTCTGCTCGCTTATAGGTCATTTTTACTCCTTAAAATTTAATAAATGCACCATTTTCGCCATCTTCACTAACCTCAATCCATACTTCTCTATCCGGATATTGTTTAGTAATTTCTTCATATAAATCTTCCGACATCATTTCGCAGGATTTATAATCTAACTGTAATACTTCGTTAGCATAGAGACGTTCTAACCAACGCTTAAATTGTATAAATTCAATATCGCGGTCGTTGTGTGTTACCTCTATCCAAACCTTAAAGTGGAATATATGTCGATGAGGATATGCTAGAAAACTAACATCATCCCAATCACCAGTTGCTAGAGTAGGATCTGTTTCTGCTGCTGGATAACGATGAATACCTTCGCGACTAAACGAGACCCAGATCATTTTCTGGGGACGGATATCATGCTGTTTTATTTTCATTCTGTTTTCCCTCGTATATTTCATATGCTTTTAGATAGCGACTGGTTAATTCGTGTAGTTTAACAATATCCTGTTTAACCGGGATAACATCGTGCCAACCGAGATTTTCTTCGCCAAGCACATAACGGACTGCGTGTTTTACACGATCCCAGAATCCTAAATGACGATCTGCTTGTAGTTCTAGATAAAAGTCGGGTGGATCTTTTTCACCCCATTCGAAAAACGCTACCCTAACGATGTGATCAGGGCTTTGACATTCGCAGCCTAAATATATTGTATCTTCACTCATTGCCTGTTTCCTTTGCCTTTGTTGTATTATTATCTACTATAACATCATTACCGTACATAGACCAACCTGTAAATCGTCCACGATCCATTAAATCGTGTAGATGATGCACCCAAACACCAGGATTAGTCGCTTTAAAGTCTTTATCGTCGATCTTCACACAGGCATTGTAGTTGAGATTCCGTATATATGGAACTTTAAAACTCAACATTGGAATGAATGTATCATACTCGCTAGCACAGCAGAGTAAGTCACTACTAATATCTATAAATTTACTGTCGATGTCTAGAGTTACCCATAGATCGGCATGTAATAGATTTGCAACTAGATCGTCCCACTGGCTAACTTCACCATAATCTTTTGGATTATAACTATGGTTAGCACCTAGATATATATGATTACAATTATTCATCTTATATTGTATGATGATATCTGTACTATCTTGTAGACCTACTACGAACAGTGTACGCATACCAAAGGCAGGCGTATGTTCTATTTCAGTTCCGACGAAGTAAATTGCGTCGTTAGTCGTTCCCGTGGAGTATGTTCTTTCCATGACCCTTCAACTTCTGTTCCATATCAAACATTTGTTCTTTGAGATGTAGTTTTTTTGTTTTCATCTCGTGAAGTATCACATCATCTACATGATGTGCATACGCATCTTCGATCTCTTTATCTAGTAGATCGTGTTTTTCTTTGAGACTATTGTAATGTCCCATAATTTTTTCAGGTGTAGTCATTTTATTAACTCCTCTAATTTTTCTAAGTTAGCTTCATCTAAATCGTTATCGTTAATATAATCTTCTTTAGGTTCGTCTTCCATATCAAATAATGCATTGAATTGAGTAGAACTATTAATAGTTTTCTTACCAGTAGCACCTCGTGTACCAATAATTTCAAGCCAGAATTGATTATGTGATTCGATAATAGCCAATGCTTCGTCTCGATCATTTGTGGCAAAAATACTATCAATGATATCTCGGAATAATACCCGGTCAAACTTTTCTCGGGCTAACATATTTGGTATTACACCTTGGTCGTATTGACGATTAGCTTCTTGGACACTATTAAGATGCATCCAAACATTATGTCCCATCTGGATAGCGTAACTAAAACTATCCCAACTAGTACGTCCTTCTTTACCGTTCTTATTTAAATCACCAGGCTTATAAACACAGACATCTTTAATCATACTTCTAGCACTAATAGGGCTATCATAGAAACGTATACCGTTGGTTTCTTTACCTTTTTGAAAATGCTTGTCTTGATTAACAGCATCGCCGAAAGCACGAGTATCGGTAGAATATTTTTTATTGTCTATGCTTGCTTCCATACGATATACCCATTTTTCCATATGTTCGATTTCAGTTTGTGTATAGATCTGTCCATTAGCAGTTGCTAAGAACGGGCTAGCACAGTCGAAGCTAATAGTTAATGTTGGATTATGATACTTGCGTATAGCACGTTGGATGTCGGTTAATAGACAAGCCCATTCTAGTTTACTAGTTCCTAAAAAATGTATCCAATCTTGTTTTCCGGATTCTAACAATCCGTCGAAACGCATAGCAACTAATCTTTTCAAAACAAGATGAACATCACACATGTTCTGTCCGCCCATCGACCAACCATTAAAATGTGTAGTTGGATAGATTTTAGGATCACAGAAATCTTTCATCTGTTGATACCAATCTTCAGCCTCTGTATGATTCTCACCCTGTAGTACGTTTAAGAATTTACAGTTACCGTTGCGATTAGCCATAAAGTATTTGTTATTGTGTCGTGTGGCATTAACTGCTTCTTGATATGTGCTAATACCAGTAGCTTTAACTCCAGCTGGACTACGGCAGACCCATGCTGGAATATCGAGGATCATGCCCCAATCCATTAGCCCGTCCATCCAAGCTAACACTTGTTCACGTTTCTTCTGTGCTGCATCGAGTTTCGCTTGGTAATTCTTAACGTGATCGATCTTGGTATATTTTTGGTTGCCTTTTTTATCTTTTACAGCATTACCATCTTTGTCTTTTACTGGAATAGATTCGATACCTTTAGCAATACAGTCTGCCATGATAGCCTGTACCTCGGGACCATTAGGATCACGCCATTCACCTTCCCAAACACCTTTACCTATTTGGAAACCTCCTGAGTCGCCTACTACGATACTATCGCCATTGCGCGGACGACTGCGGAACATATCGTCCTTTTCGCTTTTGCGAGTCATATCTAAGTCTGCATGTCCTGCAGAGTATAGTCCCCACTTGTAGTAGAAGTATCCTTTTTCAGGTTCGAAGAAGTTTAGTCCTTCGACTCCGTTTGTAAAACCCAATGGTAAGCGAGCCGGATTGACATAATTTCCGAAACGCTGTTTACCTATGAATGTTGAGTAGAAAGAACTCACGGCTGGCAAGAATACCGCATAGTCTTTCTGTTCAGCAGTGAGATTTTCGTTCATTATTTGGTCTGCGCTGGAATGAAGTATGTATAGTTTGCGATACCGCTATCTACAGTAACCACCGCCACTCCGTCGTCGCTGAATTTAACAGTCTTGTCGCCGTCTAAGTTTAAGACGCCGATAAAACATTTAATTGGATAAGTCCAATTTTGTTTAAGTTTGCCAGTGACGCCTGTATGGAAGATAAAATTACCTTCGTGGGTGTTGGCATCGCCAAAATAGAACTTTAACAAATTACCTTCAGTCTTGACCATAAACAGCGTTTCATCGCTATTGGCAGCATCTTGTAATTTGAATCGATTGATACTAGTGACCGAAGGTTCAAATTCCACTTGCCAGCCAGCACCTTTGAATTTCACACCTTTAATTTTTTCATTGATTAAATTTGTTGTCATCAATTTGTAGTCGTTTTTATAATCACCATCGGAATTTTCAAAACGTATGATAGTTGGTAGATTCTCACCACCGTTACGATCTTCCCATATGACTGTGATAGTAGCATCACTATATTCTTTATTTTTAAGATGATGATCTAATTTACCAAGATCAGGTAAACCAAAAGTTCCTTCAAATTCTTTAATCGTTGAATTTGCTACTGCTTGTAAAATAACTTCTTTTTTATCAGTAATGCCTTCGATTGTTGTTGAAGTTGAATCGCCTGTAATCTTTACTAGATCCAACCCGATCGGATATGTATGTGCTACAATATCTTTTAAAATGTCCTTAATCATTGCCTTCTCCTATGTTGTTATATTATACTTAGATCGTTTAGTTAAAGTCAAATAAATTCGCAAATGTGTTATACTGCTCTGTGCCTGAAAGATTCCATTCTAGCACACCTATTAGGTTATCTAGTTTAGCATCTATGATAGTTGATTCCATCTCTGCGTCGTCAAATGGCAGATCTTTAAACCATTGTGGTAGTCGCAGTTCATCAACTGGGTAAGCTACGGAATTGAATCCCATTGGATTATTCTTCAACTTACATACTATAACTTTTGCACCGTCTGTTATACCTTGTGCATAGTTGTCGCTATACATACGCTTTAGTGTATTCCAATTGATTGCTGCTCTAACATGTCCGGGCATGTTGGCTTTGCCTGCTTTAGTTTCCTTACCGAGATAAGCAGTAATATTGTTTGCTCTTTTCGGAGAACCTTTTTCCCAACCTGGACGACCTTTAAATGCTGTTCGGAAATCTGAGATGAATTCTAAGATTTCTTTTTCACCACTACCTTTGAGTACACGATCTAGGATATCACTGAGAAAGTTTTGGATGAATTCTGGAGTATCAGAACGCTTGAGATCTAAGCCCATCGCTTTAATTTTACCTGGTTTACCATCCGTATCATAACGCTTATTATCTTTATCATAATAGAGAACAGCATAACGTTTCTTAGTAATAAAAAGTCCTTTGCTTGCTACGATTTCTCTACCTGCTTTAATAACTTCACCTCGTGTCTTTGGGCAATGGAAAGCATCTAGCATGAATTTAGGAAACGTATTATTAACTTCATCTGCTATTTGATTGTAGAGCTGTATTACGCTATCGTGTGTCCACGGAATAGTACCGTTGTTGATTTCTTTCTTCAACGTATTATATGCCGAAAAATAAACAGAATCAGTATCACCATAGATAATAGCTTTACCTATATGATCCGACTCGCCGGTGATGATTTCATTGACTTTTGTAGCCATATGTTTTGCGATCGCACGACCGGATAGTGTAGTTGATTGTCCGATACGTTTATCAAAGAAACGGCATCCAGGATTTAGAATAGCACCATATAGACTATTTAGGTTAATCTTTTTAACCAGCTGTCGTTTATCCCAAAACTCTTCTTCGATATGATTACCAGCGTCCTTTGCTGCTTGCAACTTCGCCTGTAGTTCTTTACGTTCAGCATACCATCGTTTAAGCAATCCAGGAATAACGCCTTCAAACTCATGTGTAAAGATAGTACCGTTGGCACTAAGCATCCAAGGTTGATTGCTGTCAAACACCATTTTGTAGATTTCGGCACCGCTCATGACTATCGAATCACCGTTAGCCCAATCGATAGTTATATCGGTTGCGATGTCTTGTTTCATTACAGCATCGTATTCGAGAGTAGCAAAAATACCTTCCCAAGCTGCTGCAAAACTTTTCTTATGTGCAGTCATTTGACGTTCGGTATATTCGTCAGTCATGGTTGGACGTAGCTGTCCAACAATAGTTTCGGGTGCCATGTTTAATGCTCTAATCACTGACGGATATAGACTGTTGATATCCATTGAACCGATCCAGTCATGCAGACCTTTCTTTGGATAAGCGACATATGCACCTGCTGCTTGTGTGTTTTCGCTATCATCACGCTTTGGACGATTACCTACTATCAATCCTCTTCGATGTGCTTCGTTAATAATAGCCTGTTCGGTAACAGCAACCGCACCCATAGTAGTCTGCAATAAAACGGTACATTCGTGTGCTAGTTTATTAGATAGGTCGATAAACTTTAATTTAGCATCTAGCTTTCCAAGAAGTGCAACGTCCTGTCTATTATATTCGATAAATTTACGGAAGTCGTTATTGTATAATTGATCAAGCGATCCTTCATAGACTGTCTTGCGTTCTCCGATTTCCATTTCACCGATGGCATCAAGTCTATAAGTGTGTCGTTCTTCGTAGGTGTACTTGCGATATAGTTCTAAGCTGTCGAGATGTACACGACCAACAAAATCATATGTAACCAGCTGTCGACCATATTTTTCGAATTCTCTTTTCTTTGGAAATTGATTCCAGAGACAGAACCTGCGTGTGTCTTCTTTGCTGAGTACTCGTGCTACTCTATTAACAGTATAAGGAATATCGTAACCTTCGCTATTCCACCCACTGATGATATCTGCATCGTCGATGAGATCCAAGAAAGTCTGTAACATATCAGATTCATCTTCGAAGAGATAGCAATTATTAAATTCTTCACAGAGTTTTTCTGCTTCATTAATTTTTAAAGTTTTGGGAGGCACTGCTAACGTGATAAGTTTATCCAGCCATTGTAAGTAAACAGTGATAGCAGTAATGCCCATAAACGGATCACTTGGATCAGCGAATCCTCTTTCCGGATCAAAGTCTGTCTCGATGTCGAAAAATGCTACGTGTAGTGTTGGCGCATCTTGATTGAGATAATTTTCTTCTAGACATCTGAAAGCGGGATTAATATCGCTTTCGTGTAATCTTTTTCCATTATGGATTTTAAGTTCCTTATGGAAATCTTTCTGACTACGTGCAACGACTCTAGATAGTTTTTCTCCGTATACACTTTCGTATTTTCCCTTAGCATCGGGATAATAGAAAACATAGCGAGCGGGATATTCTTTAAATTCCCGCTTACCATTTTTACGTTCGACTACTTTAACTAGATCTTCATCTCTTGAAAAGAGAGCATCAACATAACTCAAGCGTCTTTTCCTGTTGTAATTAAAATATTTTCAAGTTCTTCAAAATCACTGTTAACCTGCTGCCAGTTACTCTTGTGTGCAACATTGATCGCTTTGGTTAGCAATGCAGGTTTGATATCGAGTTCTTCTGCGATTGATTTGATAGTGTCTCTGAGACCACCTTTAAGATCATCAACTTCTTGTAATACCTGTGATCCTTGATTGATCACCGAGATAAGTTTTGCTTTTTCTTCTGGTCCGTAAATACGACTCATTATGTTCTCCTCATGTTTCTAGTATATAGCCGCATGAGGAGAAATGTCAATGTTTAGTTTATGGTGTGTTTGGGTCCGGTGCAGTGTATTCTTTCCAAGATACAGTTTCTTCGTCCCACGTCCACAGCGTTGACGGATCAGTTGGCATTGGGGTAGGTGGTTCCCACTGTCCTGCTGTGCTGTTTAACAACCAACTATTGTAGGGTTTGGGCGGAATAAATGCATCAAGAGTAGAATCATATGTGTATCCGATTCCTGCGTAGTTCTTACGTAGTGCTATCCCACTGTCCGGTTGTCCATCTTGGCCGTAGTGTATACCGCCTCGTGTATTATAACTGGTCTGGATCCATTTGCTTGGATCTCCGACTGCACCTGTATCAATGAATTCTTGTTCTGCGACAATAACTCTAAGTACGATGTTGTTTTCATCAATTTCTGCAAAATGACTCATATTTTAATCCTCCATAATTATTTACTATATCTAACTTATAGATTTTTGTCAACCTATAAAAACTTACCAACTAATGACCAAGCAGTATCCGTGACCGCCGTAGCCACCTTGGCCTCCGTATCCGGTGTATCCACAGCCGCCACCACCACCGCCACCCCCGCGACTTCCACCAGCGCCACCGTTGCCTCCGTTATTACTTGTGGTAACATTGGATCCACCACCACCACCACCTTTACCACCAGAATAATCGTTTCCGTCAGCCCCTGGCTGTCCATCGCTAGGTGTTCCGCCGCTAGTTCCTGCAGCACCGCCACCGCCACACACATTTATTCCTTGACCGGTACTTCCACCGGCTCCGGCTGCTAATGCTGCCGGTACTGCACTATGGCATCCTCCACACCCGCCACCGGCTCCTCCCCAGATGCTCGAACCACCAACACTGGCACCTGCACTAGTTGCTGGTTGACCAGCTCCACCACCACCACCGAATTCAGCACAGGCTGTTGTAGAAGTAACTGCTGTAGCAGTAATCGGACCAGAGCCACCTTGTCCACCGATAGAGGACCCTGTTACGTTTGCCGCAGCATTGTACACAGGAAATCCTCCAGCTATCGCTACCGCAGCACCATTATTACCAGCACTGAATATTCCACCGCCACTACCTCCTGCTGTAGCTGTGGCGGCAATCGCACCGGCAGCACCACCGCCCCCACCGTAGGCTGTGATATACGTTCCAAAACTAGTAGATCCGCCGGCAGCACCACTGTCTCCGTTGGCTGTAATGTTGCCATTACCGCCTTGCCCACCGAATCCTATTGTTACTGATTCGGTTGCAGATAGATCACTAGCTAAAAATATATAACTGTTAAAAGATCCGCCGCCACCACCTGCACCACCATGGCTGGCCACTGCTGCTGTATTGCTACTACCACCACCACCGCCACCACCAGCTCCCCATAATTTTACCTGTACAAAGGTAGGAGTAAATGAAGTGGGCTTAACCCAGCTACTACTAGTATAAGGGCTAAAGAATCGCTGTATATCGATATTATTATTATCACTAAACGATGAAATAGGTACCCCATTAGCGTTGATTTTTTGGAAAGTTCCTTTGGTATATATTAGGCTCTCGTGTGATTGTAGTGTTTGTGTCACTAAGGGTATAACAGTTGTTCCGTTAGTATGATTAATTGTTAAGGTTTGACCATATGCTGCGTTATTATAAACAGATATAAAACTAACATTTCGTACGATATTAGATGATGACGGAGATGCTACGATTGTAGTCGTAGTAGCAGTAGTTATTGCTGGTGTATTGGTT